TCGATACCCATACCATCGTCTGGTACCTTTTGGATGACCCTCGGCTGTCGCCAACCGCAGGCAGCGCCCTCGATTCCGCAACAGCTGCGGGCGAGAGATTCACGTTCCGTCCATCTGCCTCGTGGAACTGATCTACCTCGTCGAGAAGGGTCGTTTGCCTGCGGCAGCGCGTGAGCAGTTACTGCGGGCATTGGACGATGCTTCCAATCCTTGTTCCCTGGTTCCGCTCGACCGTTTGGTGGTAGACGCCCTTGCGCGCATTCCGAGGAACGAGATTCCGGATCTGCCAGGTCGCATCGTTGCAGCCACCGCTGTCGCTCTTGGAGCTCCGTTGGTTAGCCGCGATGGACGAATCCGAGCTTCTCAGGTGCAGACGATCTGGTGAGGCATTTCACTCGACTCTCAGCTTCAGCACCGCGGCGCTCTGCGGGTCCACGTCCACTTCGACCACGGCGTAAGCGATGCCGTTGATCGTGACGCTATCGCCGTGCTGCGGCGGCGGGTTGATGCTGGCGAAGCGCACGAAGAGACGGATCACCGCCGTGCCCTGCACACTGCCGGGAACGTAGTCTTCAGCCATCGCCGGATTCTGAATGATTCCGGTAATCTGCTGCGGGCTGGAGCCATCCTGCGGAGTGAACGTGACGGCGATGCCGAATGTCGAGAGGCACGCGGCGTCCAGCGTGTTGACGAGATCCGACCAGGCCATCCACTATCCAGCGGCTGCCGTCCAGGACGGTTTATTCCAATAGGACACGATCAGACCTTCGCCACCGACAGCCGCGTCGATCCAGTAATCCGCGAGGTCAAGTGCGTCCGAATCTGTGCCCGACCACACTTCATAGGAATCATCCACGCCGCCGGCCTGGTTCGGCCAGAGTTCCTTGATGACGCCGGCGAGCGTGTTCTTATCGAGACCCGACGTGCCGAAGTACATCTTGCCCGTGAGCCCCGCGACCACCTGCACGCGAATGCGGCAGCACGGCGTGCGCGTTGCGGCGAGGTGAACCGGAGTGCCCGGCGTCGGCACGTTCACACGGCCCAGTGACGTCGGCGTCATAACCAGGCCAGCACGTCGAAGTGCTTCGCGTTGGTCACGGTCACGACGACGTTCGTAGACGTGTGCGTGCCATACGTCACCGTGCCGCCGTCCGTGGGGATGCACATCACCCCAGCCGGAACTGCACCGAGGCCGTGCGCGATGTTCTGGCTCGCTCCGGTGCCCACTTGTTGGCTCGCGAAGAATTGCTTCTGCAGCGACGGGTAGATCCCTTTCAGCTTCGGGTGCGGACCGTTGCTCTGGAACTCAGGCGCGTTGACCGGGACCTTCTTAACCTCGACCATTCGATTTCTCCCTCTTCTGTTTCGCGGGCGTAACGGCCTTCGGCCCCTCGGCTCGAATTGGCTGACACCCGGACTTCGCCATCGCCGCCCCCAACTCCGCTCTCGTCCCCACCCGCCGTTGCTGGTACATCTGCCGCGCGCGCATCATTTGGAATTTGTCGTTCGGGTCCGGAGCGGGATACAGGTCGCCCACGTTGGGCGGCGTGAAACCACCGCCAAGCGGGCGCAGGACGAACAGCGGCGGCACGCCGTTGCGGATTAACTGCGCCCATTCAGGTCTGCGAAGGAACATGGTTACACCGCCGAGATGACGTTATTGAAGAAGAACCCGCAGTCTTTCGACACCACGCGCATGTCGAAAGCGGCATCGATCTCGACGCGGTCCGAGGCCAGGTGCTCCATGCGGAAGGTTTTGATCCGCACGCCCGCGCCGCCGGTGGAGCCGATCAGGCCGGTCCAGTTGAAGGTGTAGCCGGCGCTCGGCGTCATCAAGCCGGGGTTGCGAGGCCGGTAGAAGAGTGCCGCGGAAAGACCGCCGATGAAGGCGTTGGACTCAGTGGCGCCTTCCGCCGCGGTATTGTAGACCGCATCCACGACCAGGACCTCTTCGAGTTCGAGGATCTCGGCCATGATGCGGCGCGTGGCCATCGCCGGATTCGGCGCGGTCTGGCCGTACTTGGTGCGGTCGATGAAGTCCGGGTGATCGACCAGCTTGTCAAACACCGGGCGCGAGAACACGGCGATGTTCGGGACGAAGCCGCCGGAGTTCAGCCGCGCCTGCGTCTTCGCGTGACGAATATCGGTGATCGGGTTGGAGGTAGCGTAGTCCCAGTAGCCGACATGCGTGCCGTCGGCAGTCGCCTGGCCGGCCACTTCGCCGGTCCAGATCCCGGTCTTGAAGTACTGCGGCACCCACTGGGTTTCGCGGCGGATGAGCGCTTTGTTGGTGAGGAAGATGGCGGCGTCGCGGTCGGGCGCCAGCGGCGAGTCGCTGTTGGCGCGGATCTGGTCATCCACGTCCTTGTGCAGCGCCCACACGTCGCAGTTGTAAGTGCCGGTGGAGTCCAGCCCGTAGCCCGTTCCCGCGGACTCGGTCGAGAGCGCGCGCTTCTGCATTTCGTCGCGGTTGAAGTCGGCGCGCTTGTAGGTGTAGTACAGGTCCCTTTGTTTTCGACCGGGATCGCCGGGAACGCGCGGTCGGCAACGAACTCGACGCCGGCCGCCTCCTGGCTGTACGCCACGGAGATGTTCGTCAGCGGACGGTTTACGTGGACATCGCCCAAAGTCGGTTGAGGCATGGTTTACAGTTTTCCTTTCTGCTGAATCAGCGCTGGGATGAGCGTCCCGGCGGTTCCGGTCGCCAGCGCGCGGCCGAGAATCTTGTTGCCCGTGGCGGCGGTCACCGCTTTGCCGTTGACATCGGTGGCAAGCAGATCGCCGGCGGTAACACCACCCGCGCCCACCACCAGCTTGCTGATTCCGAGGATGCCGACCTCGCCTGTCTGGCCGGCCGCGTTCGGTTTATCTTGCAGGATGCCTTCCGCATCACCGCCCGCCGAAGGCAGCGCGAGTTGTCCGTTCGCGTTCACCGCGACGAAGCAGAACTGAGATGCGCTCAGATCCGCGCTCGCGGGAAGGCCGATCGTACGAAGAGTTTGTTCGTAAGCCACTTCCGTTTGCTCCTTTCGTTACCGCAAGCGCACTCCCGCCGCCTCGAGGGTGGCGATCAGGCCCTTGGCATTGTGCTGCGCGCGAAACGCCGCATACGCTTCGGGGTGCTCTTCGAGCATCTGCGCGTACGCTCGCTCCTTGGTGACTTTGGTGGCGGTCCCCGAGACGTACAGCCCCGCGGTGATCTGCCCCCGGTTCTGGCGCGCGAACGCCGCGGCCTGCGCCTCCAACTCCTGGACGCCGCCGGAGCCCGCGTTCGGATTCACGTGCGAACTGATCATGCGTTTCTCGCTTTCCGCGACGCGGGAACTGGTCAGAGCCTCGCTGACCTCCGCGACGCTCATGTATTCGCCGCGCGCGTTCTTCAGCATCAGGAACTCGGCGGCCTTTTCCGGGCAGCCGGCCATCTTGCACAGCGCCGAGATGGCTTGAATGTCGGACTCGGTGCGCATGCCCTGCAGGGGCCCGCCCGCGATCGCTACTGCGCTCGCGGCTTTCCTACGTTCCTCCTTCTCCGGCTTGCCTTGCATGTCATCCTCGTCCTCGTCATCTGCGGGAGTATCCGGATCACGCTCCGTCGTGTCCGCGGGCTCCTGCTTCTTCCTGGTTTTCTTGTCCTCGGGCTCGCCGCCCTTTTTCGGGGCGGCGGCCGATGTTTCAAGTGGCGCTTCGATTTGTGCCATTCGTGGTTCTCCTTTCGTGAGAGTTGCGGCCCTGGCCGCCGTGATGGTTTGCCCGCCTACCAACTGGCGCAGCGCGTTCATGGCATCGTCCAGCGTGCCTACTTCGTCGGCCAGCAGAGGCAGCGCGTTGTCCGCCCAGACCACCGCCGCCTGCGTCGCGACGATCTCCTTCGTGCTGACGTTGCGATTCCGTGCGACGGTCTCGGTGAAGATTTTGTACTCGCGGTCCACTTCGTCCTGGATGTCCGCGAGCGCGCGATCCGAGAGCGGCTGGTGCGGATTGCCATCCACCTTGCGGTCGCCCGCGAACACGTAGGTGTACTTGAGGCCCACATCCTTGTCGAACCCCGACTGGTCCACATGCAGCGCGTACACGCCGACCGAGCCTACCGCTCCGGTGCGATTCACGAAGATCCGGTCTGTCGAGCTCGCGATCGCGTAAGCCGCCGACAGCGCGATATCATTCGCAACCGCGTACAGCGGCTTCGCGCCGCGAACCGAGTAGAGATAGTCGGCAAGATCGAAGCACCCCGCGGTCTCGCCGCCGGGCGAATCGATATCGAGCAGGATGGCCCGCACGCCCGCGTCATCGACCGCGCCCGCCACCTGCCGCTGAATCTGCTCGTAGGAGCTGCAGCCGCTCCACGCGGACAGGAACGAGTCTTTCTTGAGCAGCGTTCCTTCGACCGGGATCACCGCGATGCCATCAATGACGGCGTAATCCCTCTCGTCGGCCGCATCGGCATACCGCGAACTCAACGTGGCCGTCGCGTTCATCGGAACCGACCTTCCCCAGATCGCCTCCGGGTCGATGCCGAGCCGCGGACCGAGGGCCTTGATGATCACCTCCAGCTTCGGCGGGTGAATCATCAGCGGGCAGTTCAGGAAACGCGACGCAACGCGAGTCAGATCCTTCACTGGACCTCCACCTTTCCGCTCTCTGCGTCCTCGATTTCTCCCTCGGTCAACCCCGCATTGCGGCCGGTCAGGATCTTACGGCCGTCGGAATCATACGAGAGGCCGAGCCGGTCGGCCCGGTCGTTGTCGGCCTTCTGCTGCGCGTCGATCACAGCTGCGTCGTAGCCCTGCGCGGCGCACTCAATCGACCGCGTGGAGAGACCGTCGCGAATGGCGCGCTCGGCGGCCTTCATGTCCTTCTCGGGATCGACCCAAGGCCAGCCGGGCGTGACCCACTGGGCCGCTTCGAACGGCGCGGGGTCCTTGTCATAGGCGTTCAGCAGCTCGACGCCGAACACCATCGCCAGCATCGCTTCGCGCAGCCACCGGCGGTAAATCGGGTGGCAGACCTGAAAGATGAACACAGAATGCTGGTACTGCTCGCACTTGCGCCGGAACTCCAGCAGGCCTGCGCGAATCGATGAATAGTTGATACCCGAGAGATCGCCCGAGATCTGGTATTCGGCGAGCCCCGCGCCGCTGGCGAAAGCCTGCAGGCAGGCGCGAACGAAATTCTTGTAGTCGCCGCTGTCTTTCACTTCGGCGAACTGCACCTCTTCGCCGAAACCGAGATTGGTAAATGTGCCAGGCTCCAGCTTCGTGATCTGCGTGCCAGGATCGGCCTGCCCCTGACCGTTCGATGACTGATCCGGCACCATCACCGGATTGTCCGGGCTGACCTGCTTTATGAAGCCGGTGATCATGGCCGAGATCTTCTTGCGCACGATCTCGGCGTCGGTGTACTGCTCCAGTTCGTAGAGCTTTGCCAAAACCGTCGTAAGCCACGGCTGGCCGCGAAATTGGCCGGCGCGAATCGGCTTGTAGACGTGCAGCACGTCGCTCGCCGGCACGCGCTCCACCTGTAGCGCCTCGAGCGGATAGAACATCGTCTCGCCCGGATGCGCCCGCCAGAAGTGGTACGCGGCGCGCCGCCCATCCGGCCGGAACTCGACTCCGCAGCGTACGCGATTTTGTTCGGGTACATCCGGCGTGGGCTGGTTGCGCCACAGCGGTAACTGCTCGGCTTCGATCAACTGCAACTGGAGAGGGACAGAAAGCCCTTCCTTCGGCGAGCGCGGCCGGAAGCGCACGAAGCATTCGCCGGCCTCCATCACCTCGCGCGCGATGATCATCTGCTGGCCGTAGAAATCGGTCTGCCCGCTGGCCGGATTCTTCGGGTCGTACTCGACATCCGATTCGCGAATCCATCGCGCCCACTTCTGACGGATTAGTTCGCGAACCTGTTCGTCCGGATGCTGCGGGATCAGCCGGATTCCGCGGCCGATGGCGTTCGCGACATACGAATCCACGGCTCCCGCCGCCCACGCGCTGTTGCGCACGGCATCGCGGTTGCGCGTCAGCAGCTCCAGTCCGTGCGAGAACAGGAGTGTGTTGAGGCCGAGATAGCTCGGGTTCCATCCGTACCCGCGCCGGCCCTTGCCCGCCGCGTCGAACGGCGTCTTGCCCATGCTGCGCGAGCGCGGCACGGGCGGAGGCTCGTGGCCGGCGGCGCGCGCCAGCATCATGAAGGTCTCGATCGCCAAGTCTGGTTTACCAGCCGGAGTTCGTGTAGATGCGAACCTGCCGAATCTGCTGTGGCCCGTTCTGCTGCGCGATGTCGTTGAGGATCAGGTTCCGCAGCTTGATGTAGTCGTCGACGGAATCAAACTCGAAGTCGCGGTCCTGAAAGCGAATGCGCTTCGCACCCTGCTTGCGCGCGGCATCGAGCGCGTCGAGATCGGCCTGTGTGAACGCCATTCAGATCTCAACCTTGAAGCGCACCTGGTTCCTGGGCCGCGCGACCGGCGCGCGATGTGTCTGCGGTTCTTGGGCCGAAGCAGGAGGCGCCGCGCGACGCTCCCATTCCACCCAGTGCCGTTCCTGAAACCGATCGATGCCGACCCGGGCGGCCGCGGCGCGCGCGTACACGCGGCAGTCGAGCGCCTCATTGCGGTCGCGCATCTTCTGCCACTCATGCCGCCGATAGCCCTTAACGATCTTCGTGACAAGCTGCTCGGCGGTGATCTGCTTGAAGTACTCTTCGCCGTAGTGCGGGAAGTGGCAGTATCCGGGCGGAAACGGCACGCCTCGTTCGAGGTCCTCGTCCGTCGGCCGCTCCAGCCGCAGCCAGCGGTACAACTCCTCCTTCGCCATCCCGGAGTTGACCGGCCAGACCCTCACGCCGCGCTTAATCTTCGCGCCGAGAGGCCCAACCTCGATCGGCGAAGGAGCACCCAGAAGCGCGCCCGACCGTGCATCGCCTTTGATCACGAGCACGCGGCCGCCTTGCCTGCGGGCCCATTCGTACACCTCCGTCGTCGCATACCCGGAGTCCACCGCGAGCTGCAGAATCGGGAGGTCGACGGCGCTGGCCGATCGATACGTCTCGTTGAGCATGGCTGTGAGCTTGTCCCACACCGCCTGGCGCGACGTGTCGCCCTCGAACACGCGGTAATCGACCGACCACGACTCCTTCCCGCGCCCCCAGGCGACGACTTCCACCTCGATGCGGTCCTTCTGGACGTCCGCACCCGCCGTCAGCAGGATGCCACCGCGCGGGACCATGCCGATCTTGTAAGACTCACGCCGGTCATACAGCTTCTGCCATTCAGGAGCCTCGCCCAGCAGCGTCCACGTCTCGCCGAGCACCGTGTTGACGAAGACCTGAAGCAGCGCCGGATTCTTCTGCGCCTGTTCGAACTGCTTCGCTGCATCGGACCACGCGAACCAGCCCACCGGCGAGTACAGACTGGACAGATGAAAGCCGGCGGTCTTGCCATCGCCTGCCGCGCTCGGTCGCCACTCGCCGCGCGCGAGCATCGACTGCTTGTGGTGATTCTGGATCTCCTGCCCGCAATGCTCGCAGACGTAAACTGCTCTTTCCGTCTGCCCCTTCGGCCACCGCAGCTGGGCAAACTTCAGCGTCTGGAACTCGCGGCACACCGGGCATGGCACCCAGTAGAAGCGCTTGTCGCTTTCCTCGAACGCCGCCTCGATCCGGGACATGCCCGTGATCTTCGGCGTCGACACCATGAAGATCTTCCGGCGCGCGAACGTTCGGGTGCGCGCTGCCGCCAGGTTGACCGGATCGCCCTCGCCTTCGACATCGCCCGGATATCCGTCCACTTCATCGAGGAACAGATAGCGCGCCGCCATCGAGCGAAGCCCGACCGCCGAGTTCGCCCCCGTCATCACCAGCACGCCCCCGGGAAACTCCTTCGACAGAACCGTATTCCCGGAGTCGCGCGATCGCGGGTCGCTGACCAGTGCGCGCAGCACCTCCGACTCCTCGATCAGCGGATCGATGCGCTGCTTGGAATTGCGCTTTGCCATTTCAACGGTGGGCTGCACCGCCATCATGGGTCCGGGCGCCTGGTGAATCACGTAACCGATCCAGTTGTTGCCGCATTCCGTGCCGCCGATCTGCGCGCCTTTCATGAACACCACGCGCTCGATGGGCGACGACGGCGAGAGGCAATCCATGATCTCCCGCAGATACGGCGTGCGCTCCGTGCGCCACGGCCCGGATTCAGCCGAGGCCCGCTGCGACAGCATGCGGTACTTGTCGGCCCACTGCGAGATCGTGAGCAGAGGATCCGGCCGCGCGCCGGCCGCCGCCGCTGCCGAATAGATCTCTTCAGCCGTTGGAGTCTGCAAATTCATTCAGTGCTCTGCGAACTTCGGTTGCGAGGACTTCGTAGCACTTCGCGGCTTCGCTTTCGGCGGCCACCACCGCCGCGACTCGATCCGGAATGTTCAGCATGTGATCCCGGAACTGCCGGAA